ATTCTTTTTACAGAGTGTTGGTCTGGAGTTCCCTGTTCATTTAACGTAAGCCCACTTCTTTCTATAAAAGAGTTCATATCAGCAGTGTCTTCTTTGTTTCCAGAGTTATCTCTATATAACTTAGGTGCACCTACAACAGTGCTAGGGTCAGAAAATAAAAGAACCTTATCCTGAAGATCGTAACTCATTGTCCAAGGGCCAGTAGCATCTGCCCATGATCCAGTAGTTGTTGCCCAAGTAGTTGCTCTAACAGGGTTTCCTACGTTTCCATAACCAATATGAGCAACGTCAGGTAAATCTCTAATAGTAAAAGTATTAGTAATATAGTTCCATACTACTGCTTTATTAGGTTGTTCAGTAGATGCACCATCAGCAGTAAAACAAAATAGTATTTCTGTTCTTCCGTAGTCAGCCACAACAAAACATTTATTAGTTTGCTGTCCGTCAATAGACTGAAACACATACTCTTTAAGTTTCATTGGAAGGATTGGTTTAATCCTTTGCCCATCATTAATATAAAAGTTACCTTTACCAAAGATAGCATGACCGCCGTCAAACTCTGCAACACAGTTCTTAGATATAGCACCAATCGTAGGAGATAACTGTCTAAACGCAAATATAAATGGTGTACCTACAAACGTCATAGAATACACAGCATCTTCTTTATATATCATAAAGGAATCTCTTAACTGCAATCCGTCTAAGATATCTCCTTTAGTGTCTGCAAGTTCATATTCACCGGCGTCTACAGTGCTACTTGTTTCATTCCATGATGTAGGAAGCGTTTGGGTAGCGGATTCTGTACTCCATTTAACAACTCTAGGAAAGTTAACGCCATCCTTAGTTATATTAAGTGCTATTAAAAACGATCTAAACGCTCTTAAAGACTTACACTTTGTATCTATAACTACTTCAGCATTATCTGAGTGTGATGCCGCCGCGCTTCCGTTTGCTCCTCTAACGCATCCTGTAAATGTTGTAGAAGTTACACCACTATAAGTAATTTCTTCTGAACCTATAGTTATTTGACCTGCACTAGGAAAGTCTGCTGTACTGTCAACCGTAATAGTTGTAACAGAATCATTAATAGCGCCGTCTAATAGCGTAAGGCTAGGCCAGTTAGTTAAGTCTTGCATAAGTTGACTAGACAATGGCTTGCCATCTGTTAACGCCCAATACTGAGGGTCATCAAAGTTGTTAGTCATAACAAGAACGCCACCAATAATAGTAGCAGTCCAGTTTTCATCAGCAGTAGCATTGTATGCGCCACTAGCCCTAGTAATGTTATACCATTTAGATGACCTAGTTACAGTATCTCCACTAGAATGAGAGGCCGCTGATGTGCTGTCAGCACCTCTGGTACAACCAGTAAACGTAGTAGATGTTTTACCTGTATAGGTTACGTTTTCAGTACCTATAGTAATAGTTCCTATAGATTCAAATCCTGTAGTGCTTGTAACTGTTATAGTTGTTACTGAAGAGTTAATATCTCCATTAAGAGTTGTAGATGAACCTGTGTTATCATAAGCATATATAGCCGTAAGACCGCCAACAACCCAAAACTCTGGATCACCAAGAGTTATCTGTGTAATAAAGAATGGAGCAATAGGACAAGTAGCCATAACCTCTGAGTAACCCGGACACTTTTTAATTGATCCTTCTTCTGTCTTTATATTGTTACCATCAGACCAGACGTTAGGAGGCAGGTTCCAAGAACTTTTTTCCTTTACTATTCCGACCTGACCTACATTGTCTATATTAATTAAGGCCATTAAATATACCTAACGTGTAAAGGGTCGACCTCCGCATCAGGTGATTCAGGCCATCCCCAATATGTTTTATCTACTGTACGATTAACTGTTTCAGTTTCGTCAGATACAGTTGTTACGCCTTTGTCATCAGTAACTTCAATTCTTCGTTCTTCTTGCACCGCATGATTCTGAAAGTTACGAACAGCATCTACAGAAGCAAACGCTTCAATGCCTGACTCAAGACTGTTACCGTGAGCGCGTACTTCATTACGGTATGTAGTCCACTCAGAAGACAAAGCAGTTTCACTGTCGATAGACCTGATAACTCTCCAGTCAGAAGGAGCAAGCAACGCGCCTGTGTTTGCCTGAACTTTTTTAATAAGGTCTTCTTTTAAAAGTTCAACATCTTTTTCAGTAGTTGCGTAAGAGATTACATACTCTCCATCAACTAACTCATATGTTTCTGAACCAGTGTCATAGTATCTGCTGTCTACAGATTCAACACGCGCAGGATAAATACCTATTTCTGCTAGTTCTTGTTTGCTCCATGCTGTAAATATATTAGCAGGATGCTGTATGCCATCGACCGTTAAAGCGCGAGGCGTCTTGATTGTTCCTATTGTTTCGCTATACCACATTGTTTACCTCGCGTTTGAGTATTTGAATGGTGATTTGGCAAAGGCTAAGTAGATGTAAGTATCTCCACTGCCATTCATATCATCGTCTGAATTGCGCCACTTAAATCCGTTAGATACAAAATCCACATTAACAGCAGTATTTTCTCTTTCTTCACGGTTCTCATTTGGAACTAAATAATCATTCATCACATTAAATTCAGATCGTTTAACGTCCCAAATAAGCCAGTTTCCAACAGCATTAACCTGTTTTACAAGTAACCATTCAGGCATAAAACCAGTATAGATAAAGATTCCATCTGCCGACCCATTCCCTGTGTAACTACCTACCTTGCTGTAGCCGTCGACTCCGTGGAAGCAGTACATAATAATTGTTCCAGAGCCATTTGCTTTGTTATCAGACCCTAGAGTTACTACTGTTGAGGATGGTGATGTATCGTTCCAATAAGTTGTATGAGTTCCCGACGCAGAAGTTTCATTCAAAAATAATGCCTTCGTATTCCCCAAAGGTTCAGAAAACATTAACCAAGAGTCTGCATTTGCTCTCTCTTTTGCGATAACTAATTCTGGTGCTTGAGATAACCCATGACCAACAGTTGCTCCCGCTGTTGAGTTACCTGTATAACTAACAATACTAAAACCTGCTGTAGGATTAACGCTTACTGAACTGGTAATCGTGCCGTCAGTGTTAGAGGATGCTGTGCCTCCTGCTTTCCAACCCCAATGAACGTAGTTTTGTCCTGACAAATTCATATCGCCTGTACCAAGCGAAAATCCATCAGAGTTAAATGCTGTATAAATTACAGACTCAGAACCTTCTGCTGTTGTTGCATCAGAATACAATTGTTTTCCTGTTCCTCTAACGGAATCAGTTAAATAATGATTAAGTGTGTTTGTTCTAGACTTGCCCCAGAGAAAATCAGGTTGGAAATTTAATCCTGTTATTGATCTGTTAGAGCCATTACCACTTACAAGCGTAGTGTCAAAATGAGCCGTAGGATTAGCAATACTAGGGTTATTAAGGTTGTTAGTGTTTAACGCTTTGTATCCTGTAGGTGGCGTGTAATAGAAGTCCTCGCCTACACCACCGTTTCCTTGTGCTGTTTTGTTTCCTGCAAACGAACTGTCTTGGCCGAAGTTGGCTCTATAACGACAGTCTGTGGCATTGTCATTTCCAATAGCAAAAGCATAAGGGCCAGAAGTTGCTATGGCGCTCATAGACAAAGCGCCTGTACCAGAAGAGCCGGATGTTGGATCACCAACACTGCCGCCAATTGTTATCCAAGTATTGTTTTTAGCCCAATAACATTTGAGGTTGTCCAAATCCATCGCAACGCTAATAATGTCGTTTTCACTAAAGGCTGCATAACCACTTGTATCTTGTCCAAAACCTCGTAACTCACCTCTACGCATATAACCACAACTAGAAGGACTTGATCCAATATAAGGGCTTGTAGAGTGCAACCAAGGTAAATTATACATACTAACAACACCCGGCCCGCCTTCTACTGTGCTTGCGCCCGCTGCTTTTAATACTAAAAATTCGGCATACCACTTACCGCTTTCTTGTGCAATTGTGCTAACGGCAATCGGGTATCGTTGATAGTCGCTATTCACATAATTAGTTTCAGCCTCAAGATTTCCTTCTCGAAAGGTAACGCTACCACACTGCTGTTTATCTGCTAAAACATTATTAAAAGTTGCAAACGAATTGCTAGGACTATCAGGTACTTGATCTGTAGCAACTAAGTTATTAGCAGTAAAGTCATTAGTGTTGCCGCTAGAGTCATCACCTAATGCAGATGCGTCTTGGAACTTTAGGTAGAAGCCTTGGTTGCCATAAGTGATTTCGTCCGTCGTGTCCTTTGGTATCCACTGCCCGTGTGCTGAACTGGTTTCACCGAAGGTCGCCGGGGTGAGAGCGCTGCCATCGACGTAATGGAACTCACTAAGCAGACCATCAAAATAGTCGCCAATAGACGTAGAGTAAAACGCACCAACCTGATGAAATTCTTTTGAGAACATCGGCAAATCTTCATTATGCGGAGGGTAATCAGATGTAGAAAAATTTGTGATCTGACTTCCGTTTACATAAAACTTTACTCTGTTTGAAGCAGTTGCTTGAGTAACATCTACCGCAATAAGAATATGATACCAAGCGGAAGGATCACGAAAAACTTGAGTTGTAACTAGTTCGACAGTTACGTCACCGAATGTTTTTCCAAACATCTGAATCTTGTCGGCATCAAAGCCTATATACGTCCTCTGGTTACCGCTCTCATGACCACTAAAAAAAGCATTACCTCCTCCCAGATTGCCACGCTTTGTCCAAAACGAAATAGTGCCAATGCGGTTTGATGTTGCATTTTTTGGGTTTTCTCTACTTAGATAAGCAGAATCACCATTTTCAAACCGCAACGACTGGTCTATGTTATAGCCAGTATCGCCTTGACCAGAAGAACCTGCAAGTATGTTATTAAATATTGGCATTAAGAGTAAGCAAGTGTAGCAACAGCATGAATGTTGGAGGCGTCTTTAATGATATAATCTATTCGATCAACGGCTCCTGCTGTAGTAGTTAATGTAGGTGCAGTTCCTCCTGCAAAATCCCAATCACTTCCCCAACTAGCAGTCCTTGACCCAGTGCCGTCTTGAGTTATAAAGATACTACCGCATTGACCTGCGGTGTCATTTGATGGGTTAGCAAATGTTCTGTTACCTCCAAGCGTTACAGAAAAGTTATTACTATCTGCCATGTCAACAGTTATTGTTGCTCCATCTGACAAAGCCGTAATCTCTCCACGCTGTCCTGCTGTCCATGTATTAGCAGTACCAACTGCGGCTTTAGCATCTATCTGAGTTTGGGCGTTAGAACTAAGAGAATTAATATACTGAAACTCAGTATTAGATACAGAGCCATCTGCTAATTTAGCGGCATCTATTCCTGTGGCTACCATAGCGTCTTCTACAGCACTGTTGGCAATAGTTACTACGCCAGTGTTAGCCATCGTCACATCACCGCTAAGAGCGGCGGCAGTAAATCCAGTACCATCACCTATAAGTATTTGCGTATCTGCTACAGCCTTGTCAGATGGGTCACCTGATGAATTAGCATCTCTAACTTTAACGGTATTAGCCGCCATGTGAGCAAGTTTAGCATTGGTTATAGACTCGTCTGCGGCAGATACATCTTTCCAGTCTACACCATTTGTTGCTGTACTGTCTGCTGTTAATACTTTATCATTAACACCTACAGGAAGTCTTGTTTCAGAGTCTACCGTATTGTAGACAAGTAAGTCACCCTTTGTAGTTAGTTTATCAGTACCAACAATAGACACCATCTGCCATTCGTTAGAAGAAGATGAATACTTCATGTACTGATCGTTAGTAGGAGCAGTAGAAGTTACCGCTTTACCTTGTATTTTAGTAACAGTAAACGCACCTGCATTAGACATGGATACGTCACTAGATGGAGCGGCAGACGTAAACCCAGTTCCATCTCCAATTAGTATTTCTCCATTACCTACGGCTTTATCAGAAGGTACACCGCTTGAGTTAGCATCTCTAACTTTTACAGTGTTAGCCGCCATATTAGCCATCTCAGCGTTAGCAACACCTGCATCTTTAATACTTACAGCGCCAGAAGAAACAGAAAAGTTGTCAGTAGAAAAAGAGGCTATACCTTTATTTGCTGAAGTAGCGTCTTCGCCTTTAACTGTAAGAGTGG